AGGACGTGCGCCCGGACCTGGACGGCAGGCCCTGCTGGCTGGCCCTGGACCTTGGTGCGACCCGTGACCTGACCGCGCTGCTGGCTGTGTTCCCTGCCGACGATGTGTCTGTGGACGTGCTGCCCTGGTTTTATCTGCCGGAAGCGGGCCTGGCGGAGCGGGCCGACCGTGACCGCGTTCCCTATCCCATGTGGCGAGACCGGGGCTTGCTGACCGCCACGCCGGGGGCTGCAACCGATCCGAGGTTCATTGCTGCGACCGTGGCACAGCTTTGCGCCCGCTATCAGGTGCAGGCCCTCGCCTATGATCGTTGGAGGATCGAAACCTTCAAGATGGCCCTGGCAGATGAGGGCGTGACCGATCTGGAGCTGATCCCTCATGGGCAGGGTTACAGGGACATGGCTCCTGCGGTGGATGCCCTTGAGCGTCTGGTGGCTGAGAGGAAGCTACGGCACGGCAATCACCCGATCCTGACGTGGTGCATTAGCAATGCCGTTGTCACGTCGGACCCGGCGGGAAATCGCAAGCTGGACAAAGCCCGTTCAACGGGCCGGATCGACGGTGCCGTGGCCTTGGCCATGGCCCTGCGAGGCATGGAAATGAAGCCGGAAGAAGCCCCGTGGTCGCCCTGGATCGAAGCGGCTTAGTTAGCGCGAATCACATCATATCGCTTTCATGGCAATTTCGTTTCACCCTAGTCCGGGTCAGATTTTCGTCTGCGACTACGACACCGGGTTTCAACAGCCTGAAATGGTAAAGCGCCGCCTCTGTGTTGTGATCACGCCCCGGCTCCGCAGTCGAAACGGACTTTGCACGGTGGTTCCCTTGAGCACCACTGCCCCTGCCGAACCCATGGACTACCACTGCGAAATCGAATTTGAGCGCGAGTTGCCAAAGCCGTGGGATGGCAAGTCAAAATGGGCGAAATGCGACATGCTGGCTACGGTCGCCTACCATCGCCTTGCTCCCATAGGCGTAGGGCGCAAGGGCGGCGCAAGGAAGTATATTTATCCGAAAGTGACTGCGGATCAGTTGATCGCCATTCGCAAGTCCGTGCTCTGTGCCCTCGATATTCGTGATTTGACAACGTATGTGTGAGACACCATTTTGGTGATGTCCCCGCTCTGCGAAAGTATCGGGCATTGAGACCACTTCCCATTGAGCGAGGTGGCGGGTCCTGGATGGTGATGACAAACCGCTGGGACTGTCGAATATCGGGGCGCGGCTTAGGTCGCGCCCTTTGTCATTTCAGCGCCTGTTCCAAAATAGCCCGGATAGCAGCCGGGCGGGTCAGCGCGTGGTCATTTGCCGCTATCCAGCGGTCAAGCGCGGCAAGCTGATCTGGTTGAAGGCGAACCATGATGGGGGTGCCCTGGCCTGTGGGCGCAGGGCCGCGCCGTTTCTTTGGTATCAAAGTATCTTTACCGGTCACAACAACCCTGATACCAAAGAGTCGAGCCGGGAGGAAGCAGCAACTTCCAGCCCGGCCCTAACCGCAACCGATCCACAGGAGATCAGGTCATGGCTACGCTCGCCTATAGCGCACCCGCGCCCATCGAACACCCCGCCGTCTCACGCCAGCGCCTGCACCGAAAGGTGTCGGGCTTGATCGACCGACTGATCCTCATACTCGACACCCTGGACGGCGACCCCGAGCTTGAGGACGGTGGTGATGACGAGCCGTCCCTATCGTTCGCCCTGGGCATGGATCAGGATTGGGCAATCAAGGGCGAGCCGAACCGGGGCCTCGATCTTGAGGACGCCTGTGAAGATGAAGGCGCGGAGCATGACGGACGGGAGCCGGAGGAGCACGAATAGGCGTAAACAGGTGTTGACGCCCATGTGTATACACCTGTATACGGTGGGTATGACCTTGCTGACCGACATGTCCCGCTGGGATGATCCAGTGTTACCGATTGAGGTGGCCGCTCAGGCTGCGCTCACTGAGATCGGGACGCTGCGTATGTGGTGGGTGCGGAAGCGCATTCCGCTGAGCGCCCACGGCTACACCGCAACTGCCGAGCCTGAGAAATCGGGCCTGCCCCGGTTCTTCTCCTTCCGAACGGTCCTGACCCTCGCCGCCGCCGCGCCTCTGGTTAAGCGCGGCGTGAAGATCGAGGATGCCTATCTGGCCGCTGCGTCGTGGACTCACTTTGGGCAGGGGTGGGACGGAAATGGGCCGTGTCCCCGCGAACCGGCCTGCCTGTTCGCCGATCCAGCCTGGACGTTTCTGATCCACCGTTCCGGTAATGAAGGTCGCGTCATTGAGATATCGCCGGACAGTGGTGCTTTGGCGTTCCCGTTCGCTGATCTGTTCGGCTACGGGGGGCCGTCGTCGCCCGCGCCCGCCGTGGTATTCCTGAACAAGGTCGATCAATACGCTCGTGGTGTTTGCGATGGCTGGCTTCGCCACGAAGCGAACCCGGCTTGGCATGAGGCAGCCCGCGCCGTCGTGGAGGTAGACCGCCTTGCGTCTGATCCCGAGGGTAGCACCGGATGAACAAGAATTGCCCCGAGACTGGGCTGATCGCTCACGGGTTCGACGAAGAATTCAACAGCGCCGGTGAGGAGGACTGATGGGCGAGGTTGGGCTTAGGGAGAGAGTATCGTCTCTCCGGTGGACGATACCCGTCGAGTCGAAGGCGGTTCACTGATGATCCAGTTCGGCATCGCGACCGTGCCGCCCCAATCAGTCATGGGGGAAGCCCTGACCCGCCGCGCCCGGCAACGCTCAGGTCAGGTCGCAGCTATTCGTCGCGCGATCCGGCGTGTCCTGGGGGAACCAGGGCAAGGCTATGGCCTGGGGGAACCAGGCGGTCAGATCGCATCCTTCGCCGTCGCGAGACGCCCTTTCCCCGTGCCCCGCGTGGGCCTGATGGAGTTTTGTTAAAATGACCACCCTCCCCGCCCTGCGTGAGAAACGCGCCGCCAAACTAAACGCCATTCAGGCCATCGTGGATACGGCCAAAAACGACAACGGACGCGACCTGACCGCTGACGAGGCCAAGACCTTTGACGACGGCATGGCCGAGGTCCGTTCCCTGGACTCTCAAATCCAGCGGGCCGAGTTCCTGGCAGAGGACGAACGCCGTGCGCCCGCCCGTGTGGTCGGCAATGATGAGTCGACCCCGGAGGTCCGGCACCAGTCGCTGACCGAAACCCTGCTGTTTCAGGTTGACCCCATGGCCCTGTCGGGTGAGCGCCGGGACAAGGTGATGCGCGAGCAAGCCTTTCTGGAGCGCCGGGCTGGGGCCAAGGCTAAGGGGGTCTATCTGGCCACCGAGGCTCTGGAGACCCGCGCCACCCAAACGACCGGAACAAGCTCCGCCATCGTGCCTGACACCTATCGACCGGACCTTTTCACATCGGCACTGACGGCCTCGACGGTCCTGCAAAGCCTGGGGGCCACGGTGCTGACCGGCCTGACCGGCAATGTGGTCATCCCACGTGAAACCGGCTCGCCAAACGTGGGCTGGGTAGCAGAGGATCAGGCCCTGCCGACCGGCAATGCGACGTTCGACAACGTGACCCTGACGCCGCACAACGTCGGAGCGATCACGGAGCTGTCGCGCCAACTGCTGCAACAGTCCAGCCCGGCGGTCGATGCCATTATCCGCGAAATGCTGGGCCGAAACATCGGCCTTGAAATTGACCGCGCTGCCCTGAACGGATCAGGGACCGGGGCCGAACCGCGTGGTCTGCTGAACGACCCGGACGTCGCCTCTGTGCCTTTCGCCACCGACCTGTTTACCACTGCGGCGGATATGATCGCGGCGGCTGACCTGGCCAATGTGGCGTCGTCGCGTGGCTTCCTGGGCACCAATGGTGTGAAGGCCGAAGCTATGAGACTGCGAACCGTCGATGGACTGCCGGTGCCCCTATCGGCAACCTTCCATCAGGAGGTGGCTCAATTCTCCAATCAAGTCCCGTCTGACCTGGGCGCGGGAGGTGATGAGCACGGCCTGATCTATGGCGATTGGCGCGATTTCCTGGTGGGGATCTGGTCACAGATTGATGTGCTGGTGAACCCCTTCGCCGAAAGCGCATACGCGAAGGGCAATATCCTGATCCGGGCGATGGCCACGGTGGATTTTGGCATTCGGCGTCCGGCCAGCTTCGTCAAGGCCACGGGCGTAACGGTGGGGGCCTAAGACCATGAACCGCGCCGCTCCCGAACGCCGCTCTGCCCCTCTGGAAATCCGCACTCGCGGCCGCAGGCTGGAGGGATATGCGGCCCTGTTCGGGGTGCAGACGTCTATTGCTGGCCAGCCGGAAGAAATCCGTCAGGGGGCCTTCACCGGCTCTCTGGCGTCCGGCGGCGACGTTCTGGCCCTGGTCGATCATGATCCATCGCGCCTGCTGGCCCGAACCCGCTCTGGCTCATTGCGCCTGGGGCAGGACGCCACGGGCTTGAGCTTCGACCTTGATCTGCCGGACACGACTGAGGGCCGCGACCTGCTGGCCCTGGCAGAGCGTGGTGATCTGGGGGGCATGTCGTTTGGCTTCACCGTCCAGCCGGGCGGGGAAACCCGTTCGGGCGGGGTCCGCTATCTGGAGGCCCTGCGCCTGTACGAAATCAGCGTGGTCAAGGCATGGCCCGCCTATGAGGGGACCTCCGTCAGTGCCCGTTCGCTGGAGGCCAGCAGGCGCCTGCGCCTGGATCACGCCCGCCGCTATCTGGAGGCGTTGGCATGAACCTATGGCCCTTCAAGAAACCGGAGACTCGCGCCGCACCCGCGCCGGACACCTACACCCTGGCCGAGCCGTATTTCTCGCAGTGGAATGGCGGGCATGGATTCGGGGGCATCGGCGTCAGCCCCGAGGGTCTGTTGTCAAATAGCGCCGTGGCCGTCAGGTGCGTGGGTTTGCGTTCGGAGATGCTTGCGGGGGTCGGTTTACACGCGTTTCGCCGCACGGCGGATGGCGGGCGTGAGCGGGCTGACGACCTGCCCCTGTATGGCGTCCTGCACGACACCGCCAACCCGCAAGCCACGGCCTTTGA